TTCTATCGAATCTACCAGCACTGAAGAAGTTACAAGCAGAAGTACAACGCAAGGTCACGAACGGTGGTAAGCTGATCGGACTCGATGGTCGTGTTCTTCCCGTTCGTTCGTCACACGCTGCATTGAATATGTTGTTACAGTCAGCAGGTGCAGTGACGATGAAGGTAGCACTTGTACAACTGTTCCATCGACTCAATCAGATTAAGTGGCAACACGGCAGAGAGTATTCGTTCGTGGCTAATGTACACGACGAGTTCCAAGCAGAGGTCAAACCTGACAAAGCTAATGTATTTGGAGAGTTGGCAGTGGATGCAATACGACGTGCTGGTAAGGAGTTGAAGTTGAATGTCATGTTGGACGGTGAAGCAAAGGTAGGGATGTCGTGGAAGGAAACACACTAGAGATAGAGTACGATTGGCACTTGAAGGTTGCAGAATTATACGATACTGTTGACCTTACTTTTCCCATGCCATCCTCAACAGCACAACGTATCGGTGCAATCGCTGAGTCAAAGTTTATGACTGAGTGTTTAGAGCGTGACTTTGAACCACACATACCAACAACACCTATGCCGTGGGACTTTATTGTTACTTGTCCAGCAGGTACGTTGAAGGTGCAAGTGAAGTCATCACAAACTAAATACGGACAGAGCTATCACGTAACAACATCAACAGGATGTACCAACAAAGACGCAGTATCAAAAGATGTTGATGTCGTTGCTTGTTATATATCACCTGAGAATTTGTGGTGGTTGATACCACGATTCGATCTGACAGGAAAGACTGCCAAGTTAAACCCTGAACCAACAAGTAAAAACAAATACAAGAAATACCAAGAGAACTGGAGCATATTTTATGAGTGATAAGAAAACAACATTACTGATAGACGCAGACGTGCTGGCGTTTGAAGCATCAGTAATAGCCGAGGAATCAATTGAATGGAAGGAGGAGATGTGGACAGTACACGCTGACATGGCACTTGCAAAAGCTCGTGTTATTAATCGTGTCGAAGAGTTCAAGGAGAAGTTGCAAGCCAACGATGTCGTCATGTGCTTGTCTGACCGTGCGAACTTTCGTCGTAAATTAAATCCTGACTATAAATCAAACAGATCAAAAGCAAGACTACCTATAATACTAAAACAAGTTAAGCAGTGGATAATAGACGAACTCGACGGACAGTTGTGGTCAACGTTAGAAGCAGATGACATCATATCAATTCTTGCAACGGACAAAACGATGGATGAAGAAACGATTGTTGTCAGTATCGACAAAGACTTCCAAAGTGTACCGGGCATCTATTACGACTACAACAAAGACGAAACACATCACGTCAGTGAAGAAGAAGCGGACAACTATCACCTGATACAGACGCTGACAGGAGATGCTACGGACGGATACGGTGGTGTGCCTAAAGTGGGTCCAGTGGCAGCAACAAAAGCACTGGATAAGAATGGATACAACTGGGACACCGTCGTTGGTATGTATGAGAAAGCAGGACTTACAGAGAACGAAGCACTGACTAACGCATGGATGGCACGGCTACTACGGGCAGATAACTACAGCTTCAGAACTAATACTATTAAAAAACTATGGACACCGAGAAACTACCAAACCAAGGATATACTAAAGATTTCACCACAGGGGCTAAGCGTGACGGGGACATTGGACGTGGACGACCCAGCCTTATACCTCCAATCGCCTTACGCAGTCTCGCCAAAAGATTTGAAGATGGCGGAAAGCTTTACGGAGACAACAACTGGAGAAAAGGATTCCCGTTAACAAGACTGTACGACAGTATGTTCAGACACTTGTTAGCATTGGCTGAAGGAGATGAAACGGAGGATCATGCGGGTGCGATCTTGTGGAATGCGTCAGCTTGGTTGTGGACAAAAGATCAAATAAAACGTGGTAATTTACCAATAGAACTAGATGATATAGAGAACGATGAATGACGAAATAGTACTACCAGCACTTAGTAAAGATTTGATAGATAAGCTTGACAAGCTGTACCCAGATAAATGTCCTCTCTTGACAGACGACGACAGAATGATATGGTTTAAATCAGGACAACGTAGTGTAATTAATTATTTACAACAGATATACGACGAACAATTACAAGATAATATCATAACCAAACAATAGTCATGTGTTTCAGTACGCCTAAGATACCACCTCCACCGCCACCTCCAGCACCACCACCTCCTCCGCTTCCTACTGCGGAACGTGCTGTAACTCAACGAGCTGCACAACCAGAAACTAAGAAACGTCGTGGTACTCAGCAGTTGACCGTTCGTCGTCCTAGTGTTGGAATGGGTGGAGCAGCAGGTCAGACTGGTGTACAACTTTCACAATAATAAAATTAAGCAATAATATAATATGAGCCTTCGCACACTAGATAAAAAGACACTACTCTCAGATGCTACATCAGCAGGGGCGGGTAGTTCGTTCGGGTCTGAGCGTACTAAGGGATATACATTTGTTATCTCCACCACGGTCAGCGGTACAGCAACCATAGCCATTCAAGCATACATAGGTGGTGGATGGAGAACTATTCACTCTGAAGATGTAACAACTGACGGAGACGTAATGATTCGTGACGATCACGGACACTACGAAAAGATCAGAGCTAACATCACAGCTTACACCAGCGGTACACACAGCGTGTTTGCTACTGGTACAGTTGATTCTCTCTAATGGGAATACAGTTTACATCGGACGCACGTCCTCCTAGTAACACACAGCTTCTGCCTAACAGATTCCTACGACCTGCGTTTGGTGAGTTGTACGGGTTTGATGCAGATGCTGATGAAGCAGAGGAAGGTGCCACCCCGTTTACGAACACCTACTCAGTTTCATTCGATGGTTCAAACGATTTTATGTCTACTGATTTTGGTCTTACCCCAAGTTCTTATTCAGCATATTCATTTGGTGGCTGGGTTTATTTTAATGCCTTTACTAGCGGGGCAGGTCCTTTTAATGTGGTTCAAGGTACAAATTGGAACAGTTGGACATCAAATACTTTTATTCGTGTTAATTCAGCAACAAGTATACTAATTTATCATACTGATGATTCCACCTACAGGCACACAAGCGTACCTTACACGCTAAGTTTAAATACTTGGCATCATTTTGTGCAAGTTTGGGACGGGTCTGATGTAAAGTTATATATAGACGGTGCTTTAAGAGGTACTCTCGCAAGCGTGACAAGTTGGCGTGACTTTGGAAATAATGTAAGGTTTTCAGCAGGGCGGGGGCGGAGTGGTTACTATAATTGCTTGGTAGACGAAGCTATTTGGTTCAGTTCAGCCCTAAGTGCATCGGATGTAACTAGCATATACAACAACGGTACACCTAATGACATATCTTCACTTAATCCTGTTGGTTGGTGGCGTATGGGAGACAACGACAGTGGCACAGGTACTACTATAACAGATCAAGGAAGTGGCGGTAATAACGGTACTCTGACTAACGGTCCTACATTTTCAACGAATGTACCTCAAGCCCCAATCGTACTGCCTTCCATAACCAACACCTACTCCGTAAGCTTTGACGGTGTTGATGATTATGTCACAATGTCAAACCCTACATCATTAAATTTTCAAGGATCTTTTACTATTTCTCTTTGGGTGATGTACACAAACATATCCTCAAGTTTTAATTTCTTGGTTGATAAATCTACCGATGTTACTACTCGGCAATACAGTTTGTACTTAAGGGATCAAACCACTGGTACAAAAACCTTTTCTTTTTATGGTGTTGATAGCGTTGGAAATCAGCAGTTTTTCAACTCAACCGGATCAATTGCAGTTAATACATGGAATCATGTAGCTGTTGTATGTAACAGCGGAGTTACAGACGGTACTAAGCTGTATATTAATGGTGTAGCAGAAACTCTAGGAACTTTCACTGTCGCTTCTAATGCTTCCGCTCCATTTCAATTAGGTAAACGATCAGATAATAGCTACTTGCATCAAGGGTTGATGGATGAAGTTGCTGTTTTTGATTCTGCATTAGCAGCATCTTATATTGCGAGCATATACAACAACGGAGTACCCAACGATATATCCTCACTTAATCCTGTCGGTTGGTGGAGAATGGGAGATAATGACTCAGGAAGTGGCACTACTATAACTGACCAAGGTAGTGGAGGCAACAACGGAACACTAACCAATGGTCCTACATTTTCAACAACAGTACCATGAGAAACTATGTAATTATTGACGCATCGGAAGTATCTTCCGTAGATTTTAACCAAGTCCTAGAGACAAGTGCTGACACTCTTAGATACAACCTAGCGGGTACTCAGACCTTTGTTAAGTTTGAAGGCGACACGCCTAGCTTTCTAGAAGGTAAGACTGCCAACACGCATTCAGAAATGCTTAATATTTTGAGTGGTGCTGAGTGGTCAAACCCTGACGGACCCTAATAATAATGCACGAAACAGCACAAGGGTTATATCATTCGTTGGAAAACCAGCGGTGGTCGTTCTTAGACAGAGGTCGTACTTCTTCTGAGTTAACCCTTCCATATGTACTACCACCTGATGGACACAACTTTGCTACTAAGTACTACACACCGTACCAAGGTATCGGAGCCAGAGGTGTACTTAACTTAGCATCTAAACTTTTACTTGCCCTTTTACCGCCTAACGCTCCGTTCTTTCGTTTGGTAATAGATCGCTACGAATTAGATAAAGCTAAAGCTGAACTAGGACCTGAAGGAGCGGA